ACATTTAAGGGGCATAATTTCCGGATGGAAATATTACCCGATTTAACATTTTAATAATTAACTCGTTTTGTAAATTATAAATCAAATTTTTCCGTAATATCTGAAGAACTCAAAAGGAGTTCTCACATCCAGATAACCGTCTACCTCTTCGTTAGCTTCCGCTTCCATCTCAAACGCGGAATTGCCGTAAGCCTTATCACCTACATTTATCCAACACCGGTTACGGCATAAGTGATAAACGTATGAAATCGCATACTCCAACCCATACTGAAGGTAGAACCACAACGGGCAAAGTAGATATACCCATAAGTTGAATCCGGTAAACAGCATGATTACCGTCAGCAGCACAGCCGAAGCAATCATACATTCTTCCCATTGGCGCACATGAATCGCCTCATGGTTAAGTGTACTCTGCTTCATCTCCTCCTTGCTTTTCTTGGTGAAGACGAAGCATCCCAATGTGATGGTGCTGTAACCCTGCCACAGCAGCCATTTCGCTAACTTGCTTTCATAAAAAACTTTCATACATCTTTCCATTTATATTAGTTTGTTAATTAACCGGGTTTTCGTAATCATGGTCACCCAAATCAGCATACGAATACGAAATGCCATTTTTATTGGTTGAAATCCAGACTCCTCCCAATGATATGAATTCATAAACACCAGGCTCTGTGATATGAGCTTTATTGCAATAATGGTATTGACCGTCAACCAACTCCATATCATTAAATCCGTCCGATGTCACAACTGACACATAGCCATATGTGCTCCCTGAAGAATTATTATATATGATCAAGGATATTTTCATACCCACACATTGGGCAGAGCTGGGAAGTATGTATTCACTTTGGCCTATTCTACTGGGACGCCCATTGCCAAAATCCGAACCAAAATTGGGGTTCAGGTAAAAGTAGCCTTCATTGGAACTAAACCCATGTATCTTTATGAATGCCGCTGTCGCTGTAATTTTTCCTTGAACATTGACTTCTCCAGTCTCACCATCAATGCTACAAGTGACATTTCCATTCTTATCCCTTGCCAATACGTTCTGTACCACCAAATCATCCACAAGGATTTCATCAGCACGTATTTTTCTCGCTAAAGCCATATCCATAGCTACAAACATAAACTGCTGTGCCGCCTCCCAATTCGCATCACCGTCTATCGAGGTGGGTGCGACAGTGACCGACGTACCGTAAGCCCGTACCCGAAACGGAATGGTTCGATTGTTGAATGTGGCCAGTACGATGTCATGGTAATCTTCATTCCAGACATATGTGTTGCCTTTGGCGAAAAAACCTCTCGGACGCGGCTCGCTGGCGTCTCGTCCGCTTGCTCCGTCATAGCTGACACCCACTGATATCTCCGCAATGAAACTGTCATTCCATGCCGAAGCGTCAGCCTGGCTCTGGTAACAGCGGACTGAAAACGTTGAATACCCTGCAGAAGCGTTGACCGTAATCTCGGAAGCCCTCGAAGGCCCTGCGATGGCGCTCCATATCCCGTTGCTGTACCCCCGTGCGGTCAGATATCCGTCCGGATAAGTCAATGTGGCGCTACCAAGCGTCCGCTTGGCATAGACGCGGAAAGCTGAAGGAACAAGCGAACCGGCATTGCTCACCCGTATATTGCTGCATGTACTGATGAGATAGACCATGCCGCCGTCTGATGTCAGTTGTTCCCATTCGTCGGTGTTCACTTCTTCGGTAATAATATAACCGTAGGACTTGCCGCCGTTCTGGGTCTGAGTGATTCGCCTCCCGTCATGAGTTGTCTGAGTCCATAGAGGTGGATTCGAAGTGTCAACCTTTGAGAGCCAGGAGCGACTCCCCATCGTACAGATGGTGAGCTTTTTGTATGGAGTATTAGCCGTGCGCCACTCACCGCCAGCCTTGACGGATTCGCCGTCACCGCCAGGTTTTCCTGGATTACCGTCGTTGCCGTCCACAACCATGGGTATAGTTTCCCGGTCCACGACCTGCCCACCCACGTAGAACACGAACTGCAGCTGCGTCGTGAAGTTCTTCGGGGAAATGGCCGTGCCGTTCTGTATCTCGACCTCCGAACCACCGTCCTTACTGTATTTCAGCACACCGTCAGTCGTGATGGAAGTGGTACCGCCTACAGACTTGGTGCGTGTGCATGACACGCTTGCCACACTGTAGGTACCATCCTTCCGCTTGCTTACTGAAGATACGGAAGGCACCAGCCTATAGAGTATCGCATCACTGCCCGGATTACCGGCACGTACACCGGCAATGGTGAACACCAGCTCACGGCTTATATCCGTATCCTGTACCGTAGCCGTAACGGTTATCCTGACCTCTGAGCGTGCAGGCATCGAAATGCCGGAAGCCACGGTAAACGCTATCACACCCGTATTGACATTGTAGCTTTCCGTGACACCGGCAGGCGTCACGCATGAGATGGACTTGAGCTGTAGCTTCTTCGTACCATACCACATGCCGACGGTTGTATTGAGCACGGATTGCGAAACAGTCTTTCCCTCGTATGTCAACGCCACACTCTCCATCTCATTGTCGAAATCGGCTACAATGGCCGACTCACCGTCAAAGCCCCATTTGGCCCAGATGGCGGCCGGACTGAACGCGCTCCATACACCGTCCTTCTTAGTTCGGCAGCAAGCCCACTCGTATGGCAGGCTCTCGCTCACCCCAATCGGGTCATCATGCCAGCCGGACGGCACATAGTCATCCACCTGTGATGTGGCAGGGGTTGCCGGAGCGATATTTTCCGCAGTATGCTTAAAAATCCATTCATAATCCCTACCGTCACGCCCGTCCTGGCCGTTCTCCACCAGCAGCTCATACTCAGCGGTATTCAAGTCCCCGGTAATGGTATAACCGTAGGACTTGCCGCCGTTCTGGGTCTGCAGGATACGGCGCCCCTCATTGGTCGTCTGAGTCCACATCGGAGGATTGTCGGTACCATCAGGAGCGACACATAAAAACACACGTCCGGCCATCTTGGTAATACCCATGTAAGGTATATGCTTTCCGGTTTCCCATTCACCGCAATTGGTAATGCTTGTACCGTCTGCACCCTTGCTGCCAGTCACACAGATGGCGTTCGTTGTGGTGGAAGTATCGTCAGTGAAGACTATCCTTGTCCGGGTCCAGATATACCAGCCGTTTTTCCACGCCGGAGAGTCTGTCTGCCACTCGCCTCCGGTTGTGGTGGCCGATGAAGAGGAAAGGTAGTATTCCTCCGTGATGGACTTGATGCCCTTGCCGTCAGCTCCCTGCCCACCACTGATACAAGCCGCTTGGGTGTACTTGACTTCGTCATCAGAATAGACAATCTTCGTCCGGGACCAGATATACTTGCCGGCTTCCCATTCAGGGGAGGTAGTCTGCCAACCGTCCACCGGGGCAATGACATTCGACACCGATATCGCGTATTCCACATCGGTAGACTTGATACCCTTGCCGCTTTCTCCCTTGGCCGCATATTTCAACCAATCAGCATTGCCGTCTGCCGGTTCTGTAGACGTGCCTTTCTCATTGACACATATCCAGGAGCTGCCGTTATGCGTCACCTCATCGTAATAGGCATACTTCTCACCCTTTTTCCACGTCCCCTTGAATAGCGGCACCCGGAAAGCCTCGCCGGTGATGTCATCCACCTGGAATATCTTGCCGGACATGATGACGTGGCGAAAAACTGCCGAGTAGTTGTCAGCCGGAATGCCATGTACGGTACGGCCTTTCTTCTTGCCAATCCACGACATCTCTTGTGCAGGCTCGACATCCCATGTATTAGCGTGGTCGAAGAAAGTAATACAGTTGTTGCCGTTAACCGTATCAATCAGGATGTACGTCTGCCTATCCTCATCTGTAAAGTTACCCGTCTGGGCAAGTACCATAGATTCCCCAGGCTTCCAGTCAGTACCTGGCTTCGGCGTCATGACGAATGTCTTGGCAGTGTAATCGGCGGAAGTCACCCGGAACTTCATCTCCTCGAACCCCTGCAACTTGCCTTCAGGTGACTTGGTGACGAAGTAGGTGGTCAGAATGTCATCGACAAACTGGCTCAGTCCATCGGCATCCGTCAAATCGGGTGTAATCGTATAGCTACCGTCACCGTTGTCGCTCCATTCCTTGACCGTACATCCACCTCCGGGAGAGGCGCACATCCTGCCTTTGAAATAGGTCACACGGTTATAGGCAATCTCCGGAACAAACACACGTTTGCGGAATATGCCCTCTTCCATTTCAAGGATGCCATTCTTGTCGATGCACCCTCCGGAAATACCAGTGATGAACTCGCCGAACTTGACCCAATCTCCGAAGGTTATGGGGAAGGGAGTGCCGTCAGCCTGGTCTTTTCGAAGGAACATAGCCAAGGAACGCAAAGCCGAAAACACGTTATTATCCGTGGCCGGTGTAGAGTCATTCCTTCTTATCACATACACGCCACTACTACCGCTGCCCGTATAGGTCTGTCCCTTCAGAGTAAGGCTCTCAACCTTCTCCTCCAGCTCCCCAATACGGGAATAGGCAGCGGTTTCCCCGACAGTATATATAGGGGAATCATAAGGCAGGTCAAGATTGAATTCAAATCCGATAATCCTTGACTGCCTTCCGTTCTCGAAATAGGCCTTGTTGATAAGGTTGACCTTTTGACCGATGCTGTAGAGGTTGTGAATGCCGTCCTCACTGTATGCGACATCCGACATCATCTTACAGTTATATGTAGAAGGGTCTATCTTAGACTTGGCAACGTACTTATCGGCTTTGTCCTTTAATTCCAACTGTGCTTCTGCTACCAGCCCCATTTCAGTTATCTTCATGGAATTCCAGCCTGATAAGATGTAAGTATCACCATTTTCGGGGATAAGCGCTCCATCTGGAAGCGGTCTGCCGTAGTCCTCATTCCTGACTATCTCCCAAAGCTGTGCCTCAGGGTTCCAGCCACCATTCCCCAGTTTCTCCGGCTTTCCCTCAGGGTCGAATGTCACAGCGAATTCCATACCATTCAACTTGCCGGATTGGAAAGTGATTTTCAATTCCTTGCCGGGAAGGATATAGTCCTTTGAGAAGGTAATGCCAGTATCCTTGAAGCGGTAGGCATTCCACTTCTTTTCAGTGGTAGTCCCGTCGGCATTTTCTATTTTGTCAGTGTATTCCTTGATGGTAATGTCCGACATCGTGCCGACCCTTCGGGGATAGACATCATCGAAGATAACCACTTGTTCAATGGCTTCCTCGGTGGTCATATCGGGATAAGCGTCTATATACGGAGTTCCTTCGGGCAACATTAAGCGTTTTTGCACCACGCCGTTCAGCACTACAGTCTCATCAACGGGGCGGTAGTCAGATGGGATATTCTTTGTTGAGCCGAAAGCATAGATACGGGTGGCGTAGGTGGACCGGGATTCTGATCGTGGCATTTCCTGCACGTTTTTCCCAATCTCGAAATCCACCGCATCGCCAGACTCACAACGTCCGAAATGGATGATGTTTTCAGTCACCCAGCATTCGCAATCCCATTTCTTTGCCATAGAGAAGCAGGCGTCAAGGATGTTGATGTTGTCATAAGTCATCAGTAGCGCCTTATTCTCTACAGTGCTGTCAATGGAGAAAACAAAATCTTGTCCTTTGTATTTGTAACCAAGAGCTTTTAAATTTCTAAGGACTATACCGGCTTGAACATCAAGTGAAGCGGTGAGATTCCAGGACGCTTCCTGCCCGGCCACTTCGGGGGTATATTTAAAGATTTTGTTTTTCCATTTCCAGTAGTGGGCGTCAAGCTGCAACTCATAGTCGTAGCCTGCGTTATCGGTGTTGAATACCGGCTTCTGCAAGTCGCACACCTCGAACAGCCCGAAGTCGCACTCCACGTATGAACCAAGTTTGAAGAATATAGGACTCTCCAAGGAGAACTTTAACGTGATGTAGTCCTCCTTCATAAGAGTAAACTTACGCTTGCAGCCTTCATTGGGAAGGGTAGTAAGCAGGATAGCACCGGATATGTCTTTGATGTCGATTTGTTCCACGTCTTCAAAGTTCGGAGATAAAAAAAAGAGTGCCCAATTTTGAGCACTCATATACGCAACAATCTCTCTATTGTTGGAATTTAATTTCTGTTTGCCGGATTCGGTTCGTTGAACTTGGCTGAAATTTTTCCGAAAGTTCGGTCTAAACTCTGTGCGTAAGTGACACTCTTGCCAGTATAAATAAGATGGTAAACTTCGCTACTATTAGCCGGAACTTGAATATCAATCTTGCCTTTATAAAGCTCATCGAAGAAAGCTTTTTTCTTTAATTGATAATCGGACTGGGAATTTCCTTCAATTGTAAAAGAAAGTGTTATTTCCCTCTCATCGACTTTAGGATTATTGATTATCACACGTTTTCCATGTTCTAACCGGGACTTATTCTCTATAAATTCTTTCATGGGTGATGATGCACCAAGTACATCAAGAAAGCCCTCTCCTATTCTTACCCCCCATGTTGTGTAGGCGTCTTGGGTATTTATCAATAAATCTGACATAGTTTATAATTTAGATGTATTGTTTTTCACTTCTGCCATATCTTTCTGAATTTGAATGATTGGTTTTACAATAGCTCCTGTATTTTCCGAAATCTGTACTAATTCAAGATAAGATTGTGCTATCAAATCTCGCGTATCATCAGCGATATTCCTTGTTTCCGTATTTATGGAAAGTAGAGCATCAGCTTTTACTGTTAGTAAATTAAGCGATTGAGATTGAATGATATTTTGATTCTTTATCTCTTCTCCTGCTATCTGCAGAGCAGTAAACCTACCGCTTAATTCTCCTGCATCTTCATGTG